CGTCAACCACTTTAACGCCCAACAGTCTATTACTCGCTTCAGCCACGATTACTCTCCTTGTGGGTTGTACAATTGTAACAATTCGTCAGGACTCAAGTTCAGGTGTTGGGAGATTCGCAACCACACTTCCCTGCGCCCTTGCATAATTCCTTCAAGTCTTGAATCTTTATGGAAAGTGCTTTCGTTGGCACGGCAGAACTTTGCAAGGTCTTCCAACACGCTCTCCGCTGGGATTCCTTTGAACGTCTTTGTGTACGCTTGGGCACGGCTTCTGAGAAACTCCTCTTGTGGTTTACTCATTCATCAACTCACCAAGTTTAGGCTTCGTGCGCCCGATAGGACCGTTAGCGATTCCCCCACCCGCGCTACGTTTCTTAGCAAACGCTGTCGTCCCGTCGGGGCCATCATGGCTAGGGAACGATGGGAACTCCAACCCACTCTCTATAGCCGCTTCCGACGCTCTATCAGGGTCTGTGAATCTCACCTTCTCCCCGTTGATCATAAAGATCGAAGGGATTAAGGTTGGCTTACCATCATTAATTCCTGGGTGGTTTACACCCATCAACCGCTCCGTAGAGTGAGTCCCATCCTTGTTGTCGATGGACTCCCCCTTCTTCAGAGGTCGAACCTTTCTACCTAACAGCTTCTCTTTAGCTGGCATTACTGCAACGCCTTCATTACACCAGCCGCCGCAGGTGCGGCCTCAACCATCTGTTGCATCTCTTGCTGCTGTGAGCGTTGCTGTCGCATCTGATCCACGGCTTCTTGCCCACGCATCCAAGATGCTGGGACCGCGTTAATTTCCGCTAGGGCAGGGTAGATCACATCTATGTCAACTGATCTAGTACTGAGATGTCCTGTGTTGTGTTCGCATATGCGATAGCTGCCTCTAGGGTCCGTAGCCAACCTGCCGCTTCCTCTGATCTCTGTGACCGTGAGAGAGGACTGTCGTATTCAATTTCATATTCACCTTCTGCTTCAATAAGTGCAGGGGGAAGCTCAGGCAACAGACCTTGCTGCGTTAGAAGGTCAAGCTCTCTCTCGATCATGGGGCCGAGCATTTCGCTCTGTTGTCTTCCCATAGTGGGGGATAGCAATGCGCCTTTTTCTCTGGCGCGTTCGAGCACCTCCGTAGCAGTCATTGCTGGTGTGTCTACTAAGATTTGGAAAAGTGAGACCAGGAAGGAATCATTTATTACTTTACGCTCCATGTCCATTAGCTCTTGACCGGCTGCGAGATTTCCTACCGGAAGCGTATGCACCAGTGCTCGGCCCTCAGCCGACACGCCCCCTGGATTCATCGCTCCCGGTTTGAGTGAGAACGAGTCTAAGATACCATCATCGTGCGACAGCAAGACCGGATTTACTGTTCTGTGACCTTGAGTCAACATGGTCTTCTTCTGCTCGTTCAGCACCTTGATCGCAGGGAGTGCCAGCATTGCGGGGGAGCGCCCGTAGATTTCCCCCGGCCCTGTCACATACCTGCTGATAGGGTAAGGGAACGTGTTGAACCCGCCTTCGCTGAGTGCGTGTTGCTCTGCTACGCTTACGTAGTACGATCCCCATTTCTTTCCTTTATAGTCTTTGCGTGTAGGGTCAAAGTCTGTGCGGGGGACAACACAGTGGATGACCTCAAACTGTTTATCTGGAGTTTTCTCTAACGCTTTAGTGACTGAATCAGGGATGCTGTCAAATCGACCTACGTCAAGCCGCTGCTTCATCTGCCGCGCCGTCAACGTATACTTACGGTAAGAGGTGTCGATAATGCCTTGATGGCTCATGTCAAAAAGAATTTCTCTAAGGTCGATAGCTGAATAGCGTAGCCCACCCTCATCGTGGAAGTCTGGGAAGATAGCCGCAGTGCCGAACGCACCAAGTCCCATATAAACCTCGTGCTGTTGGCTAGCGTAGTTTGCTTTTGGTGAGTAGCGTTGTTTGAAAAGGATGTTGTTGGCTGTTTCAAAGAAAAGTTTGACCTCACGGTCTTGAGATAGCTCTGTGTCCATCACCATCAGGCGATGCCACTTACTATTCCTTGGCGTCAGCATACTCTCCATCGCAGCTGCAAATCTCTCTAGACCAAGAGCCGCCGTAGAGTCGAACATCTTTTCTGTCTTCTTCTCACCTCGCGTGAAGTTCAGCGTAGATCTTTCCATGGAATTTTTGTAACGTGGAATAACGCGCTCTGCGATCTCTTCCCAATGTGACTCCCATGTCCCGCGATCACTTTCAAGTTGATCGTGTCGCTTAATAATCTGCTCAGGGGTCATGCTCATATTATTGGCCTAATAGTTTTTTAACTATTGGTGTAGTGCTATCTTCTGCGCCTTGACCACCTGTTAAGTTAGTAGATGCTCTGCCCGACGCCATTGCTCTACGTTGCCGCTCATCGAACTGAGACTTTCGCACCTCAGCCGCAGAACGTGTGGGGACAGGCGCTGTAGCTGCCGCAGTCTCTACTTTCGGGCCAGAGAATACACTGCTCATGGGAATACCTATAATGTTATAATGTGGCGAATATACCACATCGTGTCAAATAGGCAACAGGAAAACCTTTGCAAAAAAGTGCAAGGGCTTTTTAAAGAAAACCAACAATGAACATACCGGGTAACCACTCCCAATTAGGCGAACATGTCATAATCCATATCAGAGGCAAATCTTTTCCTGTTATGTCTTGACGACCTTGTATCTCTGCGACTTACCGTCTTAGAAAACGTCATGGCAAGTGCATCTGCATAGTCAGGAGATGCAAACCCTTCCCTCCGCATCTTCTCTTTAGGCCATAGTGCAATCTGCCCCTTTAGATTAATCGCATACCTCATAACCGATAGATCAGATATCAGCCCAGGCTCGTTAGGCAAACACGCCGTATGTATCCAATCTCTCATGCGACCCCATACCTCAGTCCTGTGAAGATAATACATTGTTGGATCATGTGCTGTCTTAGACACCAGAACCTCGTTAACCTTAAAACCCGCCTGTCTAACTAATTCAATAACTGGACCACCTACACCGTCCCCCTCAATAAACACACCGTCAGGCTGGTACTTACTAATAGCCGTGCAAACGTGTTCCGCCATCTCAGCAGTCGAGCATTTGCCAAACACCATAGGCTCTATCGTTCTTGCGTCACGTCCCTGCCTAAACCGTATAACCGCTTTGTCATTACCCATACGTGCAGGATCAACACCCATAAGAAGTGGCGCACCTGGGTCAGGGAAAATCTCCCGCTCTATTGCATCCTCAATCTCACCACGGGACATGAAGTTCTCATCACCCTGTTTAGGAAACTGACCATACACCTCAACCCTAGCTTGGTCACTGTCTTCGCCATACTGCTGAATAATATTATTATACAGGCTTGGATCATTCTCCTCTACACTGCGTCCATCAATAGTCGCATGATTCCATTGATCTCTGTTGCCGTGGAAACACTCAAAGAACTCGCCACTAGGATTACGTGGGTTGGAAATAGCTATCCAAAATCTGTGGATTGTCTTGTCCGTAAAATATCCTTGTGCAACGGGCCAGATACATCCTGGAATACCTGACGCTTCATCGAACAAAACCGCCATTCCCATTTGGGAGTGAACACCTGCATATGCGTCAGGCGCTTCCTCAGACCACAATCGTGCTTGAATATACCAGTAAGCGTCATCATAACCCGTTGTCTCCTTTAATGCTTGGACTAACCACTGTGCTGGCTGCAAAGACATAATGTTATGCTCGAACCAACGGCTGTTAATCGCCATCGTAGCCCACTTCCGTATCTCAGGGAAGGTGGTGGATTTAAGTTGCTGCTCCGTGTTGGCAGAAACAACTACCGTGGAAGAAGGTAATGTGGAGAATAACCATAAAGCTATCCAAGCTAAGAACGCCGACTTGCCAATGCCTCTGCCGCTGGACCGTGCCATCTTCATAAGCTCTGGCGTTATGTCCAAAGACCGTTTGCGTCTGTTCTCTAGGATATGTTTTTGCATATCATTAAGTGCGTCACGCTGCCATTGGCGTGGGCCTTTGTGATGTTCTAAAGGTGTGCCGGGTTTGCCCCACGGGAAGGCGTAGACGACAAATCCTAATGGGTCGTCTTTGAAGGTGAGTATTTTGTTTATTAGTTGCTGCTCGTCCTGATGCGGGGTTTGCTTAGGCACTAGTGCATAGCCCCTTTATGCTGCGATAGGTTGTGGGTGATGTCGTCGTGCAAACCTTGCACATCATCATATAAGTCCTGGACAGCCAACTTAATGACCTCTTCGCGTGTGGGGCGTCTGCCATTTAAGGTCAGCGTGTATGTGAGGTAGTCGAAGAGGTCTTCTAGGTCAGGGTCCATCATTTTAAGTGCGTCCTTTTTTTAAAAATAATTTTCAAAAAATATATAGCAGAGTGTCGGGGCGAGGTCCATAGACACAGCGGCGCGGCGGAACCCAGGGGTACCCCCGGCATACCCCTCCCCTTCAAATATAGTGAAACGTTGACAATTTTATATGCATTGGTCTGTCATTGTATACTGTATACCAGATTAATGTGAGCCGATACAGCCTGTAAGCCATTGATAACATTGCGTTGTCGTATAATCTTTATTATGTAAAATTACTCCTCATTGGCTTTTACCAACGGTTGCGGCGCTATTGGCTCTGACTCATCCAATGATTTAAGCGATGGGGTTACATCTATCATTGCGTCACGTCTCTTTTGTCCGTCGATCATCGCTTGGCCTAGATCAAACTTGTGAGAGATCGACACAGCGACGCTCGCAGGTACAATTCGGGCGAGCAACCCACAAAACGTTTTATGATCTTCAGCCGCTACTTTCATCAAGTAATCCACACCGCCGGATTTTTGAAATGCCAATTCGATACACTCTTTCATATCCCGATTCATTCGTCCGATTGCGCCTTTTGTTCGTGCCATTATAAATCCCCACTTTTTATTGCCTAAGTATTTGAACCCTAAAATCTATCACCTTTCCGATTATTACCCAAAACACGATCAAAACGCAAGAATATTGCTCTTTATGCTTTTTATTCTATTTATGGGATTTTTTGCTCTGCTTAGGATCGCCGCTAGATAGCCTCCAAGATTTTTTATAGGCTAACATACCTGGGGAAATAAGTGCGCTGTACGGGTTTAAATTAATTTCATTTAATTGCATTATTTAGTTGATATATGTAATTATTGCGCTATTATATGGGTCTGTTAGTTAATTAGTTAGGGGTTAGTCAGATGGAAGTTTTAAAGTTTTTTGTTTCAGCAAGCCACGCTTGTGAAAAGTATGCTTTTAATGGTGTAGTAATTGTTGAACCTACCCAAGATGATAACGGCGATGATGGTTTTTATACGTCCATTAATAAATACGGCTGTAGCAAAACATCAGCCACGCCGGAAGGATGTATTCGGGACATGTTATTGTCCCACGGTTGCACTGAAGTCATGATTAACCCGCTAGAAGTTTAAAAACAGTTCCCAGTCTACGGGCTGGGAATTATTGTTAAACTTGAAAACCAAACCAAAAAGGGGAAAGAAAATGAAAAGCGTATTAACAAAACACCAAACCAAAACATTCGGGCCTAAAACATACATGGAAAACGGGATTAAATACCGTATTACTGCCAACGTGCGTTATGACGACCAATGCGGAAACGGCCATAATTCATTCTCAATTACTGGCGATATAGACCGACACAACGGGATACGTTGGATAGAAGACGCTGGGGGATGCATCCACAATGAAATAGGAAAGCATTTCCCAGAATTAAAACCCTTCATTAAATGGCACTTAACAAGCTCGGACGGGCCGATGCACTATGTTGCGAATACAATGTACCATGCAAGGGATTGCGATAGGGATGGATTACGGCCCGGTGATGCATATCAATTTTTCACACGCCTTAAATTTGACGGTATCCCTTTTACATTTAAAGAACATGAAAAAGGGTTTTGGGCCTATCTCGCAGAAGTGGGTGATTTTAACAATATTAATGTTGAACCTGTCCCTTACGATGGAAAGGACGCCTATAATTTTGCCCCAAATTACTCTTTGACGGGGTTCATTAAAGAAAACGAGTTAAAGCAATGGTATCGCGCACCATTTAAAAGCAAAAGAGAAGCTACTGAGTTTTTAAATGCACTGCAAAATAGTGGCTATGAATTTATTAAAACGCCTACGGCATGGGCTAAAGAAGTGACGCCAAACCTTGAGTTTGCTAGGTCCTCAGCAATATGGCCAGACGCAACACTTGAGAAATTGCGTGATAAAGACTTACTAGAGGCTAGGTTGCCTAAGTTAATGGCTGATTTTGAATCTGCTATGATTAAATTAGGCTTTGTATTTTAATTAATCACTTAAAGAGCATTAGCAGAAAGCTGGTGCCCTTTGCGGGGTTAATCACAATCCCACAACTTTAAAAAAGGGAAAATATTATGACCACTTTAACACCAGCCTACGGACGCGATTACAAAACAGCAAAAGCGGCAAAAGCCGATTGGAAAGCGGGAAAAGATTTTATTATCGCTGATATGTTTAATCAATGGGACGGGAAACCTTGTTCTATTAGGGATATGGAAAACGAACAAGTGATGATTCGTTTTTGTCGTTTAACCAAAATAACCAAGGTATAAAGGGAAACCATAAAATGTTAACATTAAACGAAGCAAAAGAAATCGCCGCAAACAACGGCATCAATACAAAAGCAAAACCATATTTAATTAGTCGGCCAGACGCGAATCCCAAAACAGCCAAAAACATGAAATTTGGTGTTTTGACTAGTCCGCTACACTTGGCACCGGCCAGCCTATCCGGCCATAATGTTTGCGCGGGCGCTAGCTTAGGATGCATAAAAGCTTGTTTGCATACGGCAGGAAATCCCGCTCATATGGCAGGGAAACAACGTGCGCGGATTGCGAAAACTCAATTATATTTTAGTAATCGGGAGGCATTCCTTGTCTTATTATTTGACGATATGGCATGGCTAGCACGTAAAGCAGGCCGGTTAGGACTAGTTGCTGGATTACGCCCCAACGCAACAAGTGACCTACCAATTGAGCGTATTAAATTACATGGCGTTTCAATTGTAGATCATGCAAACAATTTAAACATCCGGCTTTATGACTACACCGCAATATTAAAACGCGCATTAGCTAGCCCCTACCATCTTACTTTTAGCCGGAAAGAAGACAACGACGACGCTTGCATTAAAGTATTAAAGGCCGGGAAAAACGTCGCAGCTGTTTTCGAAGTATCAAAATCAAAACCATTACCTAAAACTTGGAAAGGTTTC